GTTAGGTATAGATAGAAGAGGAAGAGAGCTTCATCACTACACAGAGCCGATGGAAGTAGGATGCTTCATCGTCTTAGATCGCGAGAAGCATAGATGGCTTCATTCAAATTTTGGTGGAGCCAATAAGAGAATAGATCTGAGATTGATCAAAGAGCTGCTTCCGATGCTAGGGAAAGTAACTATCGTACAAAATGGAGAAATTATCAATGCTCAAGAACTTCATCCTTAGTCACAGTCATAAGTCAGGTGACTTCATACTGAGTCCTGGTCAGAAAGCAAGCGAGTTCACTGTCATATCAGAGACTCCTTGCTTCGTCATCGGACATCATACTGACACGAAAGGAGCATGGACAGACTCACACACTTTCGACTTCGTTCGAGTTGAAGGAGTGAACAATCCTATCAGAGCAGAGCTCAACTCTTGGAAGTGGATTCTTGGACAGCTAAAAGACGGCGAATGGGCTTGTCTTCATCACTACCGTAGGCAACTATTGCAGCCGTGCTATGTCGTAGCTACAGCACAGCCTATACAGTTGCAGCAGGGTGTTTTGAATCAGCTGGCGTATTTCCACACTATTCAGTGGGTAGACTTCATGAGATACGCTCTGACGAACGAAGACTTCAAGATTCTGCTTGAAGCTAAGTCATTCTATCCGTACAACCTGTTCTGTGCCGACAAGGCTACTATTCAGAGATGGGTAGATGACATGGAGTATCTCTACAAGAAGTTCATTCAGTTCTGCGGTGGAGATCTGTACAAGTTCATGCACAGAGATCCAGATCTGTTGAAGTTCAGACGAGGAAAGAACTGCGATCCGAAGTATCAGATAGACCGTTCCTTCAGTTTTATTTTAGAGAGATTAAATACTCTATTTTGGCTGAAACAACAGAAAGCAGGAAACCGAGTAATGCCTTTGAGAGTAAGGCTTATAGAAGAAGGACAAACGATATGATAAACGAGAAATATGCAAAGAAGTACTGTAAAGACGATATTAGAAAGATCAAGAATTACGAAGAAGCAATAAAAAGTGACAAGATGTACGACTGCCATCATATACTAGAATTGACTATAGATCAGGATTTTGCGCATAGCAGAGAAGATCTAAAGAGACTAGGTATGTACTGGAATAGACCGTACTTCGAACTAGTATTTCTTGAGAGTAGAGAACATTATCTAATGCATCGAGTAGGTAAGGGTAGGGATAACAATATAGACGTTAAGTCAAGAAATACCAGAATTAAAAATGGATCATCATTAGGGGAAAGGAATGGTATGTATGGAAAGCCTTCTCCATTTAGAGGCAAAAAACACACTATAGATACTATAGAGTTATTCAAAAAGAAAAAGAAACTATATTTCGAAAATCATGATCCAGCAGTTAAAGGTAACCCATTTTCAGAATTCGGTAACTTGTTCAAAAGCAAGTATGGAATAACATTCAATGAAAATAAGAAGCTATACTTCCAGGCTAGAAGAAGATGGAAGAGAGGAGAAGAGATATGAGAACAATCGTAGGTATGACTACATGGACAAAGCGCATTCCGATGTGCATTCCGACAGTGAAAGACATTCTGAATCAGACAGTCAAAGTTGACGAGTTCGCTATCAATCTTGATCGAGAGCAGTTTCCGAACGAGCGTGAGGATGTAGCTAAGCTGTGTCCAGAACTGATCGAGCTAGAGAAGACTAACGACAATCTGAAACTCTACTTCCAAGACAAGGATATGAGGTGTTGGCAAAAAAGTATACCAATTCTGAGAAGAGAACTGGATCAACCAATCATTCTGTTTACTTGTGATGACGATACGGGATACGTTCCGGAATATGTCGAGCACAGTGTCAAGTGTCTTCAAGGGTATGACTACATGTGCACGTCCGACAATACACATCTTCAGGGTCAATGTCTATTGTACAACTGGAGAGCAGTAGAGTGCTTGAGGCGTGAGATCACTGATGACATCGTGATGAACTGTCCTCTTGACGACGCTATCATCAATCTGATCATGCACAAGTATGGACTAAAGAGAGCCCCAGCTTCATTTCCAGGAACTTATGACAAGTACGATAAAAATTTTCCACATTCCTTCCGTAGATGTTTCATTCCAAACAATGACTCATCGGAAGTGAGACATGGTCAATATCCGCAAGAGGAATTCAAGAAAGAGTTCGAGTATCTAAAAAAGAAAGGAGTGATCTAATGACTGAGGAATGGATTTCTATACCTGATCCAATTTTGAAGCCTAGAGGATCGCTAAAGCCTTATCAAGTAATAGCTGTCTCTAATATGGGAAGGTGGAAAAAGAGAGATGGTAGGATAGAGAATATAGCACTAAGAAGAGGACGTGTATTGATAGATGGAAAAAGAGTTCGTGCATATATCGTCATCGCAGAACACTTCCTGATAACAGTTAGAAGACCTGATCAGATTTGCATTGACCATATAACACATGACCCAGAAGGTATGAATGTAAACGATGTTAGAAACCTAAGATGGTGTACTCACAAAGAAAATGGAAACTTTGAGGAATGTAAAGATAGACAGAGAAAATCAAAACTAGGATCAAAAAATCCAATGTATGGAAAGAGTATATCAGTAGAAGGTAGAATTAGTATATCTAATGCGAAAAAAGAATACTGGAGAAAGAAAAGAGAAGGTATCGTATGATCCAAGATGACTTGAGTCCGATCGAGATAGAGCTACAGAGAATAGCGAACAGAATCGATAAAGCTTGCGACCTCTCGTATCAAGTCTGCAATGAATGCGGAGAGAAGGGCAAAGGATTCAGCAATCTGATGGAGGGCACATTCACTTGTCTCAGATGTCACATGAAGAAAGAAGCTGAGAGACTAGACACTGATCCAGAGTGGATCCGTAAGGAACGAGTATGGAAGCTTAGGAAGGCAATAAGTGATAGAAAGCTCAATATGGGATAAATACTAAAATAGAGGTTATAACATGAAAAAGAGAGATACTGAAGATCGGAGAATGAACGAACAGAGCAAGATGACTGATCGAGAGATCGCAGAAGTTCTAGTTCCAGATTCCACAACGAGACCGTTGACTGATGAGGAAGTGAAGGAGATTCTCGGAAGAGGTGGAATTCCAGCAGTCGATCCAGATCAATCAAAGTGGGACAGAGTGCTTGATCTTCTCGGAGACATGCTTATGACTCAGACCGAGATCATGAATCTGTTGAAGAGATCTGAAGCTCGTGACAAGTTCAGAATGGACATGCAATTTGGAGGCTGATTATGCCATTAGATTGCTCAAAATGTAATGCAGTATGCTGTCGTCATGTCACTGCTGACTTTCTGAAGTCAGATGACGGATGCTGCAAGTGGCTTGATCGTGAGAAGAATATCTGTCGGATCTATGATGACAGACCTTTGATCTGCAACGTGGACAAGTACTGGGAAGAGAAACTTAGATGGAAGATCAGCTATGAAGAGTGGATAGAGCTGCAAGTAGACTCTTGCGCTGAGCTTCGTGCTATCTACAATGAGCTAATCTGTGATAATTCTGCGAAGTAGAAGCATATATATTAAAGCATGGAAAGATCAGAAAGACTAAAGCTCAGAAGAGAGCGAAAGAAAATGGAGTCTATGGAAGAGAAGTTCTCAGAAGCAGAGTACGGATCTAAGATAGAGCCTGTCTACACACACCAGATGCAGAAGATCCTCGTTGAGAAGTTGACGAGGATCGAGAGGATGCTCAGTGTACTAGTAAAGATCGAGTGCTCTAGAGCTGGACTCGATTATGAGGAGGTGCTGAAATGACATTGACTGCATGGCTCAATCAGACGTTCACGCATGTGAGTCTGTCCGACTCGTATGTCGGAAAGAACGGATCTGTGGTCAAGATTCCAGAGATCAACATCGACCTTACAGCTGGACTATTCAGCACTGACTCTATCGAAGAGTACGAAGAGCTGTGCATGAAATATGCTCCAGTCGGAACTGTTCGTGACCACATCACCGAAGACTGGTACAGAGACAAGCTTCTAAGAGGAAGAAACATTCTTACGAAGAGAGCTCTGACTGAGAGCAACACTCGTCTAGCTAAGAAGTACTTGGACATTCTGGCTGTCAGAGACAAGTCTAGATGGCAGAAAGATGGCAAAGAGATCAAGGCTACTGCTACTGACTCTGAGGGAAAGACTATCAACATCGAGTTTAAGGTCAAGGATTGATGGATCTGGAGTTGTCAAAATGGCAGAAGACGTGGATGGATCATTTTGATGATGATCTGTACATGGCGTGCACATCCATCGGTGCTGGAAAGACGAGAATCTTGGCTACTTGGCTTGTTCTCCAGTGCTTGAAGAAGCCAGGAATCCGAGGAATCGTAGTAGCACAGACGCATGATGCTCTGAGAAACGTGTTGATTCACGACATCATTATGTTCTCTACTCAGATAGGAATCGAGCTAGACTACAACAAGTCTAGACAGATTCTGACGTTTCCAGGCGGATCAGTTCTGTACGGATTCAGCTCTGAGCATCCAGAAGCTGTGCTTGGTCTGTCAGAGATAGACATTCTAGCTATCGACGAGGCTGCTTACTGCTCGGAAGAGATCTACAACTACTCTCGAGACAGAATGAGAGGCGGAAAGTATCACACTATGGTCCGTCTCATATCATCTCCGTCTACTCTGGGAAGAGTCGCTAACTGGTTCTCTGAGATCGTAAAGTCTCATCCAGACAAGGTCATTCACGCTACTTACAGAGACAATCCGTTCACGAAGGAAGAGTTCAAGAAAGAGCTTGAAGAGAGATATGTAATAGGAACTAACCTGTTCAGACAGCAGTGTCTAGGAGAGATCTTCGACACTGACATAGCGTCTCAGATCATCTTCAGGAACGAATTTCCGAAGGAGAAGCGTGGATCTGACGAGCTTAGATACTTCGGATTCGACGCATCAGGCTTGGGAGCTGATGAAGACGTGATGGTCGTAGTTGACAAGTACGGAGTCGTGAAGTACGAGAGAATGAGAGAAGCAGACACTCATCAGAAGGCTAACACGGCTTCAAATCTGTTCGATAAATACAGATTCAAGTCGGGATGCGCAGATGGCACTGGTGGCTACTCTCTAGGAACTGTTGATCTTCTGAAGGCTAAGAACATCGTCATAACTCCAGTGAACTTCGCACAGGCAGCATTCAACGACACGATGTACCCGAACGCTAGAACTGAGATGTACCTTGAGCTCGCTAGAGACATTCGAAACGGATTCTGGGTTCCAGACGAGGCTAGAGACGAGCTTCTTGCTCAAGAAGTCACTATCAACAGAAAAGGTATGCAAGCTCTAGCGCCAAAAGAGCTAGTTAAGAAGCAGATTGGTCACTCTCCAGACTTAGTAGACGCTATAGCTCTCGCAGTATACGCTATGAATCATCACGGCGGATCACAGAGCATGACTGCTGAGCAAGCACAGAGAGTAGCAGACAAGTATCTGAGTCTCTTCGAGAGATTCAATTGAATCTCAGGCATATATTTTAACTCAAACGAGGTTCTTATCGATGAACGTCAGAGAAATCATAAAAGAGGCAGTTACGAGGGTCAATCTGGTCGCGAGACGCCAGGCAGTTCCTGGAGACCTCGTTGAGACTGCATTCAGGCTCTTAAAGGGGGTCGTGGCGAAGTATAACAATGACAACCTCTTGTCATTCACGCAGAACACGTTCGTCACTTCTAACAGCCTTCTAACGCACATTTACGACGAGTCAGACATCATAGCTGGTGAACACAACAAGTATTTCAAGAATCAAGACGAGCTTCAGGCATACGAGATCACCGAAGATGACTATGACAATACAGTCTTCGCTATGGTATATGGAGATCCTTCGACTGTATATTCGATCAACAGAGTAGGAACTCCACTAGGTCCTGTATACAACTGGATAGGTCACAACGCTTTTGAAGCAGGAACTCAGAGAGTTCAGGAGATGCAGAACTACGTTATGATGAATCACATTCAGATTCGAAACGTAGCTAAGATCAGCTCTATCTATGTCACGAATCCAGCGAACGGACTTCCGATCAACATAGATCTTCAGTTCGTTCCGAGGTCTCAGTTCGACCAGTACACTAACGACTCTAGAGTCTTCACGGCAGTTCCTAAATCAGAAGGCGAATGGGTAGTAGCTATTAAGCCCATCATCGCTAACTATAGAAACTGGAAGATGACGATCAACTTCAACGAAGGTATTGAGTTCGATCTTGACACTGATCTATTCATTCCTGACAACTATACTGAACTGCTCATAGTTGCACTTGCTCACAAGCTTGCAATTCAGTTCCCGAGACTTGACGAAGCACAGATGTCTCGTCTAGAGAGGGAAGTTCAGATTCTCGTAGACAACGTGAGAACTCCGAAAGCTATGACGAAGTTCTTGGAGAGAGAAGACAATAGCTGGTGTACTCACAGACTCACTCAGGAAGAGCTAGCTGGTGGAACATGGATAGTGTAGGTCAAAACGTATTTTAGAGAGGTATCTGATGTCACAAGTCAAGCTCGTACAGAACATCGCGGGGTCTATCACTAAGAGCAATCTGGCGAAGGTTGGTCTCGGCGAGTCTGTGAACCTTTATATGGAACGTCAGAACCCATCTGAGCACTCGTGTGATCTGCTAATGAGAACTATCAATGGAACAGTTCAGGCAGCAGAGATTCAGGGCAAGTGCCGTGGAATGTATCGAGTGAGCAGAGGATATGACGAGAGACCAGTTCTATACGCTGTCTACGACAAGACTTTGTATCTCATCGACGAGAATCACACTGTATCGTATATCGGAACTATTCAGTCATTCGGTTCTGAGTGCCACATGTGCGAGACTGGCGGATATGGATCTGCTCATCCTCATCTGATCATCGTAGACGGATTCAATGTCTACGCAGTAAACACTGGTCTGTCAATCGGCGACCAGCAAGCAGACTTCAGAAGAATTGATCTTCCGCTTCGAGTGAACAGCACAGACCAGTACATCAATCCGACACACTGCGCATATCTCTACGGCTATCTAGTCGTGAATGACGCTGGAACAGACGCATTCTACACTTCATATCAATATCCCTTCGAGATAGAGGACGCTGAAGATCCTCAGTTCTACAACAAGAGAAAGGCATTCATCACATGGTGGATGACACTAACTGACGAGCAGAAAGAGCAGTACAAGGCTGGAGAGAATCAAGACTACTACTACGACACGTTCAAAGAGTTCATCACTGGAACTGCTTCAGATGATCCAGAGAAGTATGACCTCTTCAGAGTATGGACAGTCCAGTACGCTAAGTATGGCTTCATCACATATTCAGAATGGTCACCAGACAATACTCTAGCTCTGTGCTCTAACGGATCTCATCTCTACACTTTCGGCGAGAGATCTTGGCAGAACTTCTCGTTCAACGACAACATAGACATGCCGTTCACATCTCCAGACAACGCTGCTGGAAACATCGGCATCAAAGCTCCGAACTCTCTAGCGATGCTAGGAAACAACGTTCTATGGCTAGGATCGTCTGACATCGGAGAGAACGGAATCTTCATGATCAGAGACACTGACCTTAAGAGAGTCAGCACACAGGACATTGAAAGAGAGATAGCTCAACTCAAGAATCCAGACAACGCATACTCTTCTATCTGGGTAGAGCATCAGCACGTATTCTACTCGATCACGTTCGAAGACTCGCAGAAGACATTCGTCTATGACTTGACAGAAGATGCATGGCACTACAGATCTAGCTATGATGATCAGAATCATCTGACGTTCTGGAGATACAGTCACTGCACGTTCGCTTATGGAAAGATCTACTGC